AGCCGCGATCGAGAAGATGCCCACGGCGACGGTGAACACGAATTGGCCGGCACGGATGAGCAAGTCGATATCCATTCAGCGTTTCTCCTGCAGGTAGTTCACCAGCTCAACCAGCCGGCCCCCGCAGAGGCCATACAGGTCGTACATTTGCTTCAGCGTCAGCAATGCCGCATCTGCGCTGTTGTCATTCATCGCCGCTGGCGGCGGGCACGGCACCGCCAAGGCCGCCGGCAACGGCGCCCGCTGCACGATCACGGGCGGCGGCGGTGTGGCGCATGCTGTCATCATCAAAGCGGCACTGAGCACGCTCAGCAGCAGTAAGGGCGAGCGCATCGCTAAGCTCCTGTGTGGACTTCTGATCCGCCTGCACGCGGGCGGTCGTGGATACCGTCAGCTGCTGGCTGACGTCGTGTGCTTTGCCGACCAGGTACTGGCTGGAGGTAATGAGTACCGTCAGTTCGTCGATAGTCTGCCGTTGGCATTCGGCCTGGCCTGCTGTAAGCCCTTTCTCATAACCTGCCTGCTCGGCTTGGTTTCTGAGGATTGGCTGCATAATCGCGAGCGCGGCCACCGCAGCGAAGAGAAACCACACAATGAAGTTCCTCACAGCTGATACCTCTCAGAGCACACACCCGGCCCCCAGCCAGCCGCCACATACAGCGGCTCCCAGCGTTCAAGGATGTTGCGCGGGTAATTGCGGTTCTCGCGGAAGTTGGCAGCCGAGCGGCCTGCGTTGTACCGCTCGACAGAATTGAACCAGGTCAGCGGGTCGGCCCCGGAAGCCGACGCCAACCGGCGGTCGCGGTTGATCCACCCGAGGCCGCCGTTGTAAGCGGCCAGCGCCATTGCCCACTTCTCGCAGGGGCTCGCGGCATGGATGCGTTCGAGGTGCCACTGGTTGTAAGCCACCATGGCTCTGAGTGCCCATCCGGGGTTGAACGGCTGGGCCGGGCCAACCTGGCGCGGATACAGCTCAGCCATCCATGCAGCGGTTGCCGGCATGAACTGCGCGAGCCCTTGGGCGCCGGCATGGCTCGTCACATGAGGTCGCCAGCCACTCTCTTGGTGTATCTGCGCCGCCAGCGTTGCCACCGGCGCACCGAGGCCGAAGCCATGCTGAGCAACACGCACCAGGTCACGGCGGTATTGCTCAGCAGCTCGGGGCACGTCGGCAGCAGCGGGCTGACAGTTGGCCAAGGCAAAGATGATCACCCAGATCAGCAGCACCGTCAGGCTGAACAGGCGGCAGTTGCCTCGGCGGTCGATACGGTCACGGGCCTGCATGGTCACAGCCCCAGCGTCAGGCCGAGCACGCAGGCCATCACGATCAGCGCCCGGCGTAGGCAGGCGGCGGCAAAGGCGATGGTGTAGCGGTAAGCCTCTTGCGCGTCGGTACTGCCACCGCCGGGGCAGTTGCGGTTCGGCAGACACTCATGCGGGCGGGCATAGGGGAACAGCGCGCGATCCAGCCAGTAGGCCAGCACAACGCCCAGGGTCACCAGAGCGACCTTGTAGGCGATAACCGGCATCTGCTCGGGCGCAGCAAGCGCCAGGGCGACCAGCAGGAACACAGAAACCAGAATCCAAAGCGTCAGCCGAGGCAGGCGGGATCGAGGGTTACACGCGGGGGAACTGTACATTGCTCATCTCCTGAAGTCTGAGGTGGGAACCGTTCAGAGCTTCAGGGTGAGCTATTGGGGATTTGGTGTAATTTTGCCGGCGCAAAAATCGAAGTAACTACATAGTAGCCTTGCACACCGGGCATCTGTAATTAATGCCCATATCGGCAAACCTGCCTCCCATGTCGGTTACGCGCACCTTATTTTGGTGCGCATCCCAGCAAGCGGTGCAGTACTTCCCATCATCACCATCAAAGACATACACCGAGCCTTCGTATTTTGGCGCTGCGGTGCTGCGGGCCTCCAGGGTCTCGCGCAACTCCCTATTTTCGTCCATTAGCTCGGCGAGCTGGCCTTTTAGATCCGCCGCCTGAAGCTTGGCGTCAGCCAAGTTTTCGGACAGATCGGCTATCGCCATTCTGATGTCAGCGTCGCCCACCTTTTTGGCCAGCTCCCGCAGTTTCTGCGCAGCCTGCATTGCTGCTTGAATCGCCGGAAGAACCTCAACCATTAGCACGCCTCCCTTGTACCGCGCCTCAAGGCTCGCGGTTGTACTTCGCCCAGTAGTCCTTTCGCATCCCCTCGCACGCGCCGGGGTTGCCAGTTGATACGGCCATCTTCAGGCACAGCTGGTAGGCCTCGCGATCCATGAGCCGCTGCTCTCGGGTTGGGTCATTCGCTTCGATTAGCCAGTAAAGGCCAATCACGCCGACGAGAACTACTGCGCCCCATTTGAGTAGGCCGCCGGCACCCGAGGCGGGTCTTTTCACCGGAACGCCGCAACTTGGGCACTGACTGGCCCGCTCGGACACCTCTTTTCCACACTCGGCACATCCTACAAGCGCCATAAAACCTCCCTGCGTTGTCAAAATAGCTGCCCAATTGCGACAGCGATCAAGCCTGTTAGCGCCCCAACGACGCCGGTGATTGCGGCCAGCCACGCAAGCGCGGCCTCCCTGCGAGACTTGCGCTCCTCGCGGATAGAGCGCCGCAAGAGGTGAATCCCTTCATCGGTCAACACCCGGTAACCGGTAACCTCACACCTTTCCCAATAGTCATCCTGTGGCGTTGGCAGCATTAGAGCATACGCGATCGACAGCAGGCGGCGGGTAACCAGGCTCGCTCGGGTAGAGTCCAACATAGTGATTTCAAAGTACTGGTCCTGGTGCAGCCCCTGGATCAGCTGAATGTTTTCCTCATCAGCTTTAGCCTTCTTGATCGCCTTCTGGTGGGCCTTCAGTACCGCCGCGCGGTCCCTCTCAAGCTTTGCCAGACGCCACTTGAACAATATCCATTGAACCAAAACAGCGCCCTCCAAAATATTAGAAAACGCGCCACCAGAAACTTAGCCACCAGGGGCTAGAACATCAGCCCAAGCAGAAAGCCGATAGCCCCAATGACAAAGCATTGAATCGGGTACTGGCGCAGTAGCGCTCCAAACGGCATAGGCTCAGCGTGCTGGCCAGCAGCTTTGGCTTCGCTCAACAGCTCACGCCGCTGTTGCTGGTACTGCTCCATGTGCGCAACAGCCTCTCTTAGCTTCTCGCTTGGCATGCCGTACAAATGGGCATCGCCGAGAACGGACAGGCAGAATCGGCTCAACTCATCAGACGCCTGCTTGCCGCGCGACAGCTCATTCAAGCGCGCCCTCAGATTCTCGCGACGCTGTTGCTCGTAGAAGTTCTCACGGAACCGCTCCAGCGCATCAACGGCGTCCTGGTACTGGCTGCTGCGAATCTCCCCAACGGTCGTAACGCCCACGGCCACATGCACCACCGTAACCCATAGGTGTCTGGCCGATTGGTTGCACTCGTCCGCGATCGAAGAAACCAGCCCGCGCAGGGCGTCTCGCTGAGCTTTGACCAGCAGATCGTCCTTCGACTCGGGAGCGAGGTTCACCTCGATCAAATCACGCCCCGCAACCCTGTTTCGCTCCCCCTGCACATCTACTGCGTTGTTCACTTACTACTCCTTACCGTGCAAATCCCTGCCCGCCGTGCGGTTGTTGTTGCCTTGAACCACAACGCCGCCTGAAGCCTTGGCCGGCCTTTTCGTAGTTTTACCCCCCGTCAGCAGGTCGGCTAACAGCGCTTTTCTGGCCGCAGGCGCCAGCCCTCTGTACGCCTCAATCAGAAGCTGCTCGTCAGCGGGCAAATGGTGCGACGTCGCGCTATTTGAGCGTTCGCCAGTAAGCAAAAAACTGATGTCGACGCCTTCCTCAAGCCAGGCAGCAAGTGCGTTTGCGTCAGGCACAGACCGCCCTTGCTCCCAGCCGATCTGGGTTCGCTTAGAAGCGCCAGCCATTTCCGCGAACTCCGGCTGGGTGTACCTGAGCCGCTCGCGCTCAGCTTTGAGACGCTCCCCAAATGACGAATTTGTCACCTTATCACCTTGACAGGTGCCATATTTGGCACCATTATCCCTACAACAAAAGCCAAACATCATTCAGCAACCAACGGAGCCACCGCCATGGCAAACCAGAAGGTACTGACCCCGGAACAGGTCAAACAGCGCTTCAAGCAGCGCGGCATCACTGTAACCAAATGGGCCGAAGAGCACGGCTTCAAGCGCAACGCGGTTTACCGCGTGCTCAACGGCTTTGATAAAGCCCACTACGGCCAAGCGCACGATATCGCCGTCGCTCTCGGCCTCAAATCCTCTGACACGTCAGTCGCAGCCTGAGGCCACCGCCATGAAGGTCATATTCCCAAAAGACTTTCCTCAGCTGCTCAGTGAACGCCCGGATGTGGCGGTTGAGCGAGCAAAGCGGCGCGCAGCTCTTCGATCAGCTCTTCAACAGCCCGCTTGCTGCGTTGCTCATAAGCGCTCTCTGGCATTGCCTTGCACGCCGCAGACAGATTGCTCAGCAGCGCATGCCCATCCAGCTGCTGGTTCTGATGCAGCCCCAGAAACAGGTTGCGCAACAAAAATTGAGCTGAAAACGCGTACTCCCACGCCATGTTCGCGCGGTCAACTGCCTGATCCAGCTCGGCTTCAAGCTCTGCCAGCTGCTGCGCAGAGATGTTCCCGTGATGATCCGTCATCGCTTGCTCCTTCAATAAGTCAATTTGAGGCCACCGCCATGACCTTCAACCCGCAACCCGCATTCGGCCCGGCCGAACCCGCAGACGCCTACAGCCGCCTGCTGGACGTTGTTATCGCCAGCTCGCCTGTCTCGCAGGCCGACACGCTCAACGCCTTGCATGACGCTATCACCCGCTACCAGCTCAACGGCCCAATGCAGCGCATTACCACCGGTGAGCGCCAGCTGTTGAACCAGCTGCAGATCCTGGCCGTGGGCGAGTTGCTGACTGCTGGCTCCAGGCGCAGCGCTGCGGCGCGTGACTACCACGCGCCCACCAAAAACCGGTGCCTGGGATGCAGCGACTCAGGCGTACTGCGCCGGCTGGCTGGTGGGCCAGTGCCCCATGCCAAAGACTGCCCGCATGGTAAGCGCGATGAGTTTGGTTTCCCCCAGCAGGCAGTGGCCCTTGGTGAAGACGCCCCCGCAGCAGCGCTGGTGCGCGAAGGCACCCGCAGCGATGGTAAGCAGCTCATCAGCCCTCATCGCGCTGGGCAGCTCCTGAGCGCGCTCGCTCAATCGCAGCCTGGGCGGACTCCAGCGGGTCGACATCAGGCCAAACCCCCAAGGTACCCATCACCCGGTGAAGCATCTTGCTCGGTTCATACAGGCCCGCGCTCTCGCCAGGCCACTCAGCATCAAGTGGATTCTCCGACAGCTCTTCATAGCGAATATCGGCCGCCTTCAACACAGCCTGAACCTTCGCCACCTCTGGGTGGCCGCGAAGCAGGACTGGCAGAACTTCAAGTAACACCTTCTGCAGACCGGCGGCCCAATCATCAACCTGATCCATCTTAAGTCTCAGGTCAGCTAGCTCTTGCCGCAATTGTTGTTCCGACATGAGTGACACCTCGTGTGATGTGAATTTACCAGACAAGGCTAGCGACATTGAAACGCTTTTGCCTAGAACAAAAATCGGGGCGTTTTGGATGCCCTGCCAAGTAGCAACGGAGGACCCCGTCCAATGACGCGACGGAATTGGAAAAGCTGGGTACCACGCTCGCCCGCCGAAGCGATGGAAGGCTGCGCGCAGCGTGCCCTGGATAAGTACAACCGGGGGATTGAGCGCCTGGCCTGTGACCACCTGGGGCAGCACAACTCCAGCAGCCTTTACAAGTGGATGGGCAATGGCCGCCTGCCGCTCACGCTGATTCTGCCGATGGAGCGCGCCTGCGGCGTGCCACTGATTACCCGTTACCTGGCCTCGGCGCACGGCAAGATGCTGGTGGACATCCCCACCGGGCGGGCCACCCGGCCTACCGACGTGCAGCAGCTGCAAACCGTACTGAATGACGCTGTGGGCGCTGTGCTGGCCTTCAGTGATGGCAGGCAAACCGCCGCCGAGACGTTGAACGCATTGCAGGCTGGCCTGGAGTCACTGGCGTGGCACCACGGCAACGTGCAGCAGCATGACCAGCCACAACTTGAACTCGGAGAGCACGACGATGAGTAAAGACAACACCCGCACCAGCGACAGCGGTGCCCGCGTGCTGCGCGTGATGAAGGCGCTCAAGGGCCACACGCTGAACGGCCTGAGCAATGGCGAGCTGGCCAAGGCGCTGGGCGAGTCCCCGGCCAACATCAACCGCTGCATGAACACCCTGATCGCCGAGGGGCTGGCCACCCGGCTGGAGACCGGGCGCTTTGCGCCCGGCATGCAGCTGCTGCAGATCGCCCAGGCTACGGCCATGGAGCTGAGCACGGCCGAGGCCCGAATCCGCGAAATCAACCAACGCATGCTGGCTGGCGCCGGCCGCTAAGGAGCACCTATGAGCAACGCAGCTGAATTTATCGAACAAGACGCGCCGGCCAAGGCCGGACGCAAGCCAGGCAAGGCGGCAGCGCTGGTGCCCGACGTGGAGCTGAGTGGCGACCTGGTGAGCGCACAGAATCAGATGGCTGTGCTGAACGCTGAGCAGGAGAGCCGCGTGCGAGCGGTGGCTGAGCAGCTGGGCTACGCGCTGCCAGCTGACTGCACCAGCCCGGAGCTAATCCAGCGCGATATTGCCAGCAACATGCGGCGCAGCGTGGAGGCGTGTCTGGAGATTGGACGAGGGTTGCGGGTGCTCAAGGAAGCCTGCCCCCATGGCGAGTTCATCAACCGCCTGGATAGCCTGAGCATGGACTATAGCGTCGCCAAGCGCTTTATGCAGGCGGCATCCAAGTTCGCAATTGGTGCGACGTCGCGCCAAATCACCGAAGTGATCGGCAGCCAAAGCAAGCTATTCGAGATGCTGGTTCTGGACGACGAACAGATCGAGGAGCTGGAGCTGACCGGCCAGACCGGCGAGTTGACGCTGGATGACGTAGCCACCATGAGCGTAAAGGAGCTGCGCAAGGCGCTGCGTGAGGCCCGCGACAATCTCCAAGCCAAAGACCGCGTGCTGACTGCTCGAAACGACAAGCTCAGTGAGCTGGAACACCAGCTGGCCAAGCAGCCAAAGGTGATCGTGATTAAGCCCGACGAGGAAGCGGCAAAGCTACGCAAAGAGGTGGTGACCACTACCTACGAGCTGGAGACGCAGCTGCAGGGCACCCTGCGCAAGGCGTTCGCGGATCTGGCTGAGCTTGGGCTGGAGAGCGGCGAAGACCACCGCGCGTTCGGCGCGTCCCTGGTGCGCAACCTTGAGGTAACGCTGGCTGCGATTCGGTCTGAGTTCGATTTCCCTGAACTGAGCATCGACACGCTGCCCACCTGGAGCACGCTTCTCGGCCTCGACGAAGCGGCCGAGGGCTGATCATGAACCCGGTACTCATGCAGGAAATTCAGGCTGTAGCGCGGCAGGCCGAAGCGGCCGGTCGCGGCGAGCGCCGGGCGATCCTTGAGGCGGGCGCTGCTCGCCTTGGCATGTCGGTACCGACCCTGTACCGCAAGCTCCAGGAGGTCACCGTGCGCCCCCAACGTAAACGCCGCAGTGACGCCGGCAAAACCGGCATCCCGCTCAAAGAGCTACAACTGATCTCGGCACTGTTGGTCGAGAGCATTCGCAAGAACCAGAAACAGCTATCCAGCGTGAAGCTGGCAGTAGAGCGCCTGCGCAGCAACGGCCTGATTATGGCCGGCCGTGTGAATGAACAGACCGGCGAGTTTAAGGCGTTCTCAACCTCTGCGATCAGCCGGGCGCTATACCAGGCAAACCTGCACCCTGACCAGGTGCTGGCCCCGGCGCCGGCCGTATCACTCGCCAGCCGGCACCCTAACCATGTATGGCAGGTGGATGCGTCAATCTCGACGCAGTTCTACCTGGCCGACGACGGCGCGGCGGTGATGGATCAGGCGCAGTTCTACGATGGCAAGCCGGGTAACCTGAAGCGGATCGAGCGGCAGCGCCTCTGGCGCTACGTAATCACTGACCATGCCAGCGGCGCAATCTATGTGCAGTACGTGCTGGGCGCTGAGAGCGCCGAGAACCTCTGTCATGTGCTGATCAGCTGCATGCAGTATCGCGGCGTGGCGGACCCATTCCACGG